TTGTTTTTTTTCTTTTTCTTTTAATATTTTTTTAGCAATCTCTTTTGCTAGTAATTCAGTTACCCAACATTTAGTTACCATATTTTTGTATTTTTAAAAAATATAACGTATTTGATTCCATGGAATAATATCATTATGTAATGTTTTAAAAGCATTTATAAATACTGCTTTTTTACCATACCCATATTTTATATTTTTTCCACCGTATTGTGAAATTTTAGTATCCTGTATTTCTGGATTCCACAGTAAGTCTTCTCCTGGTAAATTATTATCTAAATTATATTTATGTTTGTTTTTATTATGTGTTAAAAAAATTACTTCTGCTTTAACTGTTTCTTTTTGCTTAATGCCTTTGTCAACACTTTTAAATAATTTTTTATAATCTTCTAGCCATCCTTTGTAAACTATTACAGGAGAAAAATTTAAATGTACATCATAACCTGCATCAATAAATTTATCTACTGCTTCTATTCTTTTTTTAATAGTAGATGTACCAGGTTCCAATACTTTTCTAATATTTTCTGGCATTAGACTAAATCTAATTCTTACTTTTTTTTCAGGATTAAATTTTAATAGTTTATGCGGAACTGTTTTAGTAGCAAAAGTTGCCATAGCTTTTGGGTGATTTTTAAAAAATTCAAAAATATATTCCCAATTATATTGATTTGCATGTAAAGCAAAGTCCTCATTGCATGAAATATCATAAGTTATGTATTTTTCATGAGTTTGATTTGGCTTTGCTACTTGTGAATAAAAATAAACGTGATTGTTTATTTTTGTAAGTATTTCTCCTATATTTTTAGCTACACTTAATCCTGTTGGTTTATGTCTTTTCATATAGCAATAAGAACAGTTAAATAAACACCCGTGCCCAAAACTAGGAGAAATGTAATCAGAGCTTCTTCCTGACTCTCTAATTTCCATACTTTTTCTAACTACTTGTTGTATTTTCATTTTTTAATTTTTTATTTCCTCTTTTTGTAGGTTTAGTATAGGGGCAGTTGATGCAGCCTGAGCCACAACAACTACCTCTTCTTACTAAATATTCCTTAGAAAGCGGAGCATTCCATTGTTCTTCAAAATATTTAAAATCATTCATATTATCCACATTTACTGCTACCGCAATCTAAACATTTACTGCATCCTTCTTCAAATATTACATTCTCAGAACCACATTCTTCACAACTTACAGTAGATTTCTCACCGTCTGGAATATATTTTTTTAATACTCTAGCTAGTGATTTAGTGAAAGAAAACATATCACCGTCTGATTTTTTAAGTTGTTCTACTATATATTTAATATCAGTTCCATGTCTTAGTGATGTACTAACTAGCCTAGTTATAGCTGCTTGTTCATCAGTCATATTACTTGAAATGTCTATAGTAACATCATTTTTCTTAAAGAAATACTGACTTTTAGATTTTTTATAAATCATGCCTAAACCACTAAACTCATTTTCTGATTCATCTATAAAAACTTCGTAAGGTTTATTATTTAACAAACCTATAATTACTTTATAGTTTACATCTTTAGTACGACTTAAATGTACTTCACCTTCTAATTCTCTAGGTCTTTTAATAGCATCTTTATATTCAAAAGAACTTTTATTTTTAGTATTTTCACTAACTAAAACACCAGTTCTACATCCATCCCTATAAATAGTAACACCTTTAAGTTTTGCTTCATGCGAAGCTAAATAAATTTTACTTACTTCTTCTTTAGTTACGTCATTAGGTAAATTAATTGTACTAGATATACTATGTGTAGTGTATTTTTGTATAATTGCTTGTATATTTACTCTTTCTATCCAATTTATATCATTAGCTGTACTGCCGTACCATGGAGAAATTTGAAAATAAACTTCTAATTCTTCATTAGTCATAGTATTTACATCGTTTGGCTTGTGTTCTTGCTCAACTTTTGATAAATAAGTAACTAACCAATCTCTAAATTTAGTATGTAATATTGGATATTCCATCCAATTATCTCCATTCTGGTCTGTAAAATCTACTCGTACTCCTTGTTCTCCTGGATTAACTTTTTTTCTACGCATATAATAAGGCATAAATAATGGCTCTAAACCTGAAGTAGTTTGAGTTAAAATACTTACTGAACCAGTTGGTGCCACAGTTGACCATGAAACATTTCTTCTACCGTGTTGTTTCATTCTATTTGCTTGGTACTCAAATTTTTCCCAAAGCATCATATAAAAATCATTTCCATAATTCATAGTTTCAGGGTCTTCTATACCTTCTTCTAATTCTAAAGTACTGTCCCATCCATCAAAAGTTCCTCTTGTTATAGCTAAATCAATAGTACAATCAAGTTCACCTTTCATTTTAGTTTCCATAACTTTATCAATAGTTGCTTTACCTTGCCTAGAGTCATACTTTACTCCAATTGCTGCAAGCATATCACCTAAAGCAGTAAATCCACAACCAGTTCTTCTACCTGATGCTGCTACTTTTCTAATATTAAGCCAAAGTTCTAACTCTGATCTTTTTATTTCTAGTGGCTCTGGATCGTCTTCTATTTTTAATAATATTCTATCAATATGCTCTAATTCTAAATCAACTAAATCATCTGCTAGTCTTTGTTGCTCATACGACATTTTATAAAGTAAATCATAGTCAATTTGTGCCTTATCAGTAAATGGGTCTTTTACAAAACCAAATAAATTTAAAGCCATTAGTCTACAAGCATCATACATTTGCATAAAAATTTCTCCGCAAGGATTAGTAGTTACACCTCTGTATTGTGGGTAAACACCATCAGGGCTATAAGACCACTGTCTATCAATAAACATCTGACCTGGTTCTGCATTGTCCCAAGCATTTTCTACAATAGAATCATACAATTCCTTTGCTTTAATTTTTTTAATATAGTTGCCATCTCCTTTATCAATAAGGATATTATAATCTTCATCGCAATATTCTTCTGTATGTCTTACTTCTGCATCACAAGGAAATCTAAGAATATAATCTTCATCATTTTTTACAGCCAGCATAAAGTCGTCTCTAAGATTTACTGAGATGTTAGCACCAGTTACTTTAGTTTTGTCTTTTTTAATGTTGACAAAATCAAATACATCTGGATGCCTACAATCAATTGTAATCATTAAAGCACCTCTACGGCCTTTTTGTGCCACTTCTCTAGTAGTATTACTGAATCTTTCCATAAAAGACACAGCACCTGTAGAAGATCCTGCGGCATTACTTACATTAACACTATCAGGACGCAAAGTAGAAATATCAATACCTACACCGCCCCGTCTTTTCATAAGTTGTGTAAGTTGTTGATCTTTTTGCATAATCCCACCGTAACTATCGTGGGGTTGCCCTACTACAAAACAGTTAGATAAACTACCTATTTTAGTTGGATGCCCTAACATAGACATAATACTACCTTGCGGTACTATATATTTAAAGTCTTTAAACAATTGATAAATTCTGCCTTCTGTTAATTTTTCTCTATTTTTACCATAGTTTGACAAAGGGCTATCAGCTCCCCCTGTTTTAAAAACAGTTACTAAATCTGTTTTTTCTTTATGTATATAATTTTGCTCTACTCTAGCAAACTCTGCTGCCATTCTTTTGTGCATGTCATCAGGAGTTTCTTCACCATCTATTTGGTATTTACCTGCCCATACACTCGCAGCTAATTCGTCTCCTTTAAAATAATCTAATTTATTCATATTTTATTTTATTTATTTTTTTTAATTAAAATCCGTTTGTTTTTGTAAATTTTTTAGACAATGGATTAACTTTTTTTATTATAATACTTGAATAACCCTTGTTCATAATATCTTCTCTTTTTAATTTTTGCAATGCTTCTTCATAATCACTAGCATTAACTTGAAAAGTAGTTGTACGAATTCCAGTAATTTCTTCTGTTTGATTTATATAAAATTTTCCCATAATTTATTACATTTCTGCTGTAAATGAACATTCTCCATATTCTAATACGCATTGTTGAATTTTTTGTCCTAAAGAATAATCAGCATAATTACTTAATTCTTCATTACTAATTTTTGCTTTTTCTAGCATTTCTGTATTATATGTTTCTGTTTTTTCAAAAAACTTTGAAACTTTGTCATAAGCAGGTTTTAGTTCTGCTAATTCAGATTCTATAGTTTTTAAATTATCTTCAGAAAAATAATAAACTAATTCATAAGGTTGTTCTCCTGTTACACCAAATCTATCTGCTGCATCACTTGATTGCACTGCAAACATAAACTTGCCATCTATATCCCCGCTATAATATCTTCCCATATCCTTGTTTTATTTATTTTATTTATTAATTCTTCAATTGTGTCATTATTTTTTATAGTATAATCCCAATCCTTATAATCATCTAATGCTGTTTCTGATTTATGAGCATTTTTGTCTAGATACCCTAGTCTTAGTAAATCATCTCTTTCTACTCTAATAACAATACCACCTTTATCTTTAATAGCTTTTACCTCATTAGGAAATCTAACATCTGTTATTATCCATTTAGATAAATGTTTTAGCTTTAGCTTTTCTCCTAAATCTTCAATACTACCATCAGAATAATCAGCAAACAAAGCATTTACCCAGATGTTAGGATGTATAATTTCTCTTCCTGCTTCTGTACCTAAAAGTTGTAAAATTTCACGAGGAGTAAGTTTTATAATATAAAAATCTAAATCATTTTTTAATTGTCTATGGTATTTACTATAACTATACAAATTTTGCTCTGAATCTGTAGAGTTAAACAAAGAATCTGTATAATACCACCACTCTTCCCCAAGTTCTTTTTCTTTAAAATCTCTATCTTCTAATTGTTCTCTAGTACAATTTATAAGTAAACAAACAATGTCTTTAAGTTTATCTGCAAACTTTTTAATTTTCCAGTCAAAACCTGTAATATCAGTTCCCTTAACATAATCTTTTATTTGTGTATTAGAATCAATACCTTGTGCTAACATTTGAATAATTTTACCAATAGCATCTTTGCCTGATTTTATTTTTCCACTAATTCCTATAATCATGATATTGTATTTAGTATATTTTTGTTATAAACATAAATTTCTTCTTCTGGTACTGGTATATCCCACACTTCCCACTCTTCTGAAATTGCAACGCCTGTTTTAATTTCTTGAAACTTTCTCATATCTTCATGTTTATTTAATATTTTCCATTCCTCTGTTATGGCACCATCTACACTTTTTTCTTTAAAGAATTTAGTTTTAAACTCTAAAGGAAACTCTG